TCTATTCTATTTCACCTTCACTTCTTATTAATGTATATTTTATATCTTTAATATAATCTCTAATAATATATTCTTCTATATTATCTAATCCTTCTGAAGGAATATCTTTTACATTAAATGATAAATCATATATATTTGTTGTTATTGATGTACCATATTGTTTAATATCTAATGTATGAATTTGTTCATGTTGGATAATATCTCTATCAGATTTTTTATCAATAGTTAATTTACATTGTAATTCACCAACTTTAGATTTATGCGATTCTGTTGCTTCTTTAACTGTAAATTTAACTTTATTTGTTTTAGAAACATTTCCTTTCTATGTAAGTAAATTACAATTACATCCTTCATTTTCAACAACAGTACCATCACTATAATATATCTTATATTTAAATGATATATTATTTGTATTTTCATTTGAAGAACCTGTTTCACTTATTGTATATGTTGCAGTTTCTCCATATGTAGATAATGTATTTAATGGACTAAACTATACATCAAAACCAACAATAAATACATCTTTATACATAATATTTCTTGTACCTTCTTCTAATTTACCAACGGTATTATTACTTCCATCTGCATCTACATATACAAAACCGTCAGCTTCATTTATAACACGGTTTCCATATACATCACAACATATCATATTAGGTGATTGAGAACCTAATAATTCCGGTTTAATAGATAATATTTTATTTGCTGATTTAAATACAACTTGTTTATCTATTAAACCTTGTTCTGATTCAAATGTTTCATGATCATCTATAATATAAGATTTCCAATTCCAATGAATTCTTAATGGTATATCTTCTTTATTAAACTTTTCAGATAATATATTCTATGAAACATCTGGTATTAATATAATATTTCTACCTCTTGATATTGTAACAGGTTTATCTCTATAGATATAAAGAGCTTCATTTTCATATTGTGTTTTTGCATCTATCCATATATTCTATAATAATTTAGGATCATAATCAAATACCTATGCAGAATAAGTTGTATCAAGATAACTATCAAATAATAATGATTTAGGATCATATGTTACAGATGTTCTTTGAACTACACCTTTGTTATATCTTGATGTAAATTCCTCACCATAACCATTTACACGTAATACATACTGTGCTGCTCTTAAATGTGCAGGACACATTTTTAATTTATAAGGATTCTTGGTAATTAATTTACCACCATCACTCATAGTTCTGCATGCATTATTATGATATAATTTATTATTAAATTTATCAAGGTCTATTAAACCATTTATTGTATATGTAAATGTTTTATCTTCATTCTGATTAACATTAATAATACGATATGCAGTTTCATTATCTATAGCTTTATCAGTATAATCATTATGTATAACAGTTTCATCTGCATAACAAATCTTGATAACCTAATTCTTCATGAAATACTGTTTTTTATTAGATGTATGAATATAAGATAACAAGTTTGATGTATCTAATATTATTTCATCATTTGGATCAAATACATGTTCATTAGCAGTATATACATATGCATTTATAGAATTTGTAAAAAATGCAGATGAATTAATTGATGAATTAACAGAAGATTCAATTGATTTATTATAAATGTCATCAAATGTATCTTTATTTAACATATTAGCAGTTTTTTTAACTGTTATATAAGAATTATTTACATCAAAACGATAATATGATGAATCTACTATAGAAGAATCAAATGTATAGAATTTTTGTACTTCAAATGGATATATATCAACTAATATATCTTTTTGTATACAATCATATATACATAATCCTACATGAGATGAATTCTATAATATTTCTCTATTTGGACTTTCATCAACTAATGTAAATTTATATATATCATTAGTTTTTGTTATATTTAAAACTTGTTCTGTAAAGTTATTAAATATAATAAAGTTTCCAGGTTTAGGTGTATCTATAGCATAAGATATATTATCATATTCAATTGTATTTGGACTATCTACAATAGGGTCAATATCATATATTCTATATGTCTATGGATAAATTGGATAATTACCATTCTTGTTAATTTTCTTAAATAATTTATCAGTTTCAGTATTAGACATATAAGTACCTTTAGCATTATAATGATAAAAATCTTTATTATTAACTAATTCAGATTCATTAAGAATAATATCGAGACTTATAGGTTTTGTTGTAACTGTTGTTATATCATCACTCTGATTAACAAATATATTATTATAATAATCATATGCATTTACTGATACAGTATAATTACCTAATCTATTTACTGAAACATCTACATATTTGTTTGTATGTACGCATTTTTCTATATCTTCCTAGTCTTTAACATTCTTTAAAGAATCTATTGTATATATAGGTACTCTATCAGACATATATGTATAATTTACATTAATAGGTTGTTCACTACTTTCTAGTTCTTCACCGAATTCTAATTCACATCCATATGCTTTACCATTATTGATATTTAAATCAGATTGTTTATTTCTGAATAATATACGTCCTTCTATAATTTCAAGAATATAATCACCAGGAAGTAATTCATCATTATTACCACATTTATAATTACGAATAATAATCTGAGGTACATTCCATTTATTCTATGATGTATATATAAATTCAGAATTTAATCCATTATAGTGTTTTGAACTTATTTTTTTATCAGTTCTCTATGCCCAATATAATTTATACTTATCATAATGTCTTTCTGATTCCATTGGGTATAAAATAACTTTCTGAAAATCTTTATAAACAGGTTCATCTGTTTCTGTTTCATATAATGCATAATATTCTTTTCCTGATTTCTAATCAGAAACAACATTTATAGAATACGCGATATTAGATTTCCAATCACCATGACAATATCTTAAATTACCCTGTGTTATTTCTATAATAGGCAATTCTTTATTATCAATTTTTGTGAAATTCTTTGTATCATCATAAAATAAGATTTCATTATCCTATATAAGAATAGGATTGTTTATATAACTTGTATCTGTAAATTCTGCAAGTGTTCCAGAAGATACATTTTTATTTGTTAACTGAAATTGATATTCATTTACAGTTACTAATGTTTCTAAAGGTGCCGAAATATAAACTGTTCCAACTTTATCATTTGGTGTTGATGTATCTATAATAAAATCTTCTATTTCAAAATCATCATAATCACCAATTGTTAAAGAATCAAATTCATTTAATGAACATCTTAATATTGCTGTTGAATTTCTAAATAAAATATCATTGATGCATTCATCATCTATTGACGAATCTAAATGAGATGTATTTAATATAGTATCAGTATGAATTTCATTATTTGATGAATCAATTGAAACATATATATTTGGATTATATTTTATAATCTTTGGAGTCACTTTAGATATTGTAGTAATATCCTAAAGATGATGCTATGTAACATAAGCTTGGTTTTTTAAACGTTCTACTATTATACCTTCTCCACATATATCTGATATAAAACAGTTAACCCCTAAAATATATTTTTCCAACCACTATTTAACAGAAAAGAGTTTTGCTAATATTTCATCTGTTCTATATTCATAAATAGTTTTTGTTATAGGTAACTAGAAAAATACAGAATGTTTCTATGTAAAGTTATCTGATAAATCCTAATGATGCGTATCTTTATATGATGCTTTATATAAACCAGATTCTGGTGCAGTTGTAGGATTATCTTTCGCTGGATTATCGAGACGACGTGTATACATATCAAGATATTCACCTGTTTCATCATCTATTTCATTAAGATGATATATCATTGATAATCTGTTTATTTTTTTATAACGTTCGAATTCACCGTATGTAACACCTATTTTCTTTAACTTTGTATTTAAAGATTCACCTTTCTATAAATCATATGTCTATAAAGTTACATATCTGTCTTTATTATTCTAATCTTTTATTTTATACCATTCTTTAAATATTAAATCACCGTATCCTAAGAATTTAATAGCTCCCATTAATGCTTTATAGGTTCCAACATATGGGAATATATTATCATAATTAATCATAAGTTCTTTTGACTTATCATTAATTAATGTCCAGTCAACTCCTTGTTCATCAGGATCCTGCGATTTAAATATATTCGGATATTTTACTGGATCTGGTATACCGAGATTTCCTAATAATGCTCTATATCTTTCATCCTCGCCAACTACTTCAGTTAAGAATGTAAATAAACCTAATATATATTTCTTGTTAGTTGTTTTACTTACAATATACATTGCCATTATATTTTGATAACATCCTTCTACTGCTGTCTGAAAACCAACAGAAAAATATATTGGTGTATTATTATCAGTAATAAAAGGATTATGTGCATCTGATATTATATTTGACTTAACTTCATGTGAATCTTCCCAAATAATATTAGCAACACTATCAGATGAAATAAATTTCATTTCAGAATCTTTCTGAAATTCAAATTTTAAATAATATTCATCTGTTGCAATATTAAAATTAGGTCTATTACCATCTTCATCTAATATTATGAATGTACTGGCAGCAACGAATTCTGTAGAAACTTTATCCTGTGTAATTGAACCTATATACCTTACACATGGAAATAAATCTTCATAATTAAAATTATTTACAATAAGATAATTAACAAATGTTTTCTAATATAAATTTTGTTTTTTATCTTCTTCTGTTTTTTGAATTAACTATGTAATTACTAAATTAGTTAAATTTTTATAATTATTATTATTTTCTACTGTACATGTTTCAAATATATAATTTACAGGATAATCCTATGTAATTGAACCAACCAATGTATTAAATGTTAATCTTACTGTATTATAAATATTTCCCTTAAGAATATCAAAATCTTCCTCCCAACGTTTTTCATTTCTATTAAATATTGTTCCATTTGATTTTTTATATGTATATTCTTTATTAAACAATATTAATTCAGTAATATTATTAATGGTAAATTCTACAGAATTTCCTGTTTCATTATTCACAATACCAGTATTAACTTTTATATTATCAACATAATTAAATAAACCTTTATTATCAAATTCAACAGTTAATATATGATCTGTATCATCAATATCATACATAAAATGTCCTTTTGGATTATGAAGAAAATATGATTTTAACTTTACATGTGGTATTATTTCCCATTGAATACTATATGTTTTTTCCACGGGAATTTCATATCCTTTTTCTGTATAAAAAACTAATTTATCTCTTTGATCTATATTACTCATCTTTCAATTATCAATTTAAATTTGTTGCATTTTTAGGATATGTATATGCGTATGCCAATTTTATTTGTTTAACAGAATCTATAAGGAATTCAAATAATTTTTCTATTTGTCTGAAAATAACATCATTCATAGGATTCGCGAACAATTCTGGTGATATAACATTTTTTAATATATGATGTTTATAGTTATAACCTAAGTTTTTATAATCATCATATATATGATCTTCTTTCTCTGTAAATGAATTAATATATTTAAATCTTGGCATAGTTCTTCTTAATATTCCTTTTATTTTAGATATTTATTATAGAAAAAGAGGATAACTCATTTCTGAACTATCCTCTTTTATTATTTATAATATATTATTGTTGATTTACAATAATACCTAAACATTTCTTTTCATTTATACTAATATCTATTAATGCATATTCATATGGATCATTCGCATTTTTTCCAAATAAAACATCTATAGATAAATTCCATTTATTAGAATCATAATATACATAATCTAATATTTCCTATCTTATCGCTGTAAGAATTTCGTCTTTATCTAGATTCATTCTAAATAAGTATTTTTCAAGATTACAACCGAACATTGGTGTTCCTAAAACTTCACCTGGTTTTGTACCAAGAACAACTCTTATCTATTGTAATAGATTAAATATTTCATCAGTAGACTCAACCATTGGTTCGTAATCAAGATCCGTCGGTAATTTACAATATAATTCTCTAATCATAATTATTATGTTATTGTCTTAAAGTTTTCTAATGTTAATTTATTATTTTGTGTATAACCTATTAACTGCATATTAAATGCTGATAATGAATCTAATGATTGTGTATCCGAATATTCAACACCATCAGGCGAAGTAAATCCACCGCGTATCAATGGTAATATATCTCTAACATCCTTTGAATTTCCATTATAATCTTGATATGTTCTTGTCAAAATAATATCACCATAAGAATCAATACCATAAAAACCTCTTTCACAATATATATTTTCATTTTCAACGTCTGCATCAAACCATACTTTTACTGAATCGATACCATCTATTGCTTCAAATAATGCAGTAATATCAGATAACGGAATAATATCTTTACGCGTAAACTTTATAAGGTAATTAGATAAAGCATTTAAACATGCAGAATATATACTCTATAAATTATAGCTTTCCCATATTTTTACCTATGTATTAACTGCAAATCTTGGTGTTTTTGGTTCAAGTATTTTATTCTCTACTGTAATTATTTTCTAACCTGAATTATCAATTAAATTAATAATATTATTCTGTTCATCTGTAGATAATGTAAATACAGATTCATCAACAGTGAAATAATTAGATGATGATGAAATACGTTTAGTTAAATCAGGAATTAATAAAAGATATACAGTATTATCAGCAAGATCTGTATCTTCTATTTGCTATTGTGCAAAATTACGTTTACTTAATATATCCTGTAAATTATTATATAACTCTTTTGCTTCATCTGATTGTTCTCCATATACAGAAACAGCATCCTACCAATCGCTGAATGTATTCTTATACATTGTATTATATACATCATAATTAAGCTATGCCATATAATTAGCTTGCTTCTATGTATATCCTTTTATAATTTCTATAGTAGAAAACATATTCATTCTCTTAAAGAAATATCTGTAATTAATTTCATTTGCAAGAACAAATGATCTGGATGTATGTGGAGCAATTAACTATGTAAGTCGAATATCTTCTGCTTCAGAACCGAATATTACATCTGTATCACATTGAACTTTAAAATTATCAGCAAGAGATATTTCAGAACCATCAGTTGCATAACCAGTTCCCTGTATTTCAAAATACTGATCCTAATCTAATATCTGTTTTGGAAGATTACCGGTTACTCCATCAGTAACAATATATTCAACATAAATAGTTGCGCCTTCAACAGGAATCATACCCATTTTACCATCTCCAAATGTAACATCGATACCTCCGTTTATACCTGTTTTAACAACACAAGCTTTCTAATCAAAACCAGCGTCTATAAATGATTCTATTCTATCCCATAATTCACCATTTACATATACATTTATAAAATACTCATCTATATCTGCATAATTTCTTTCAGTAAAATTATATGATTGCCATTTATTACCTGTTGATGTTGCAGCTTGATATTTTACTGTTCCTTGTATAATTGTCGCGGTTATATAATTACCTGCAGTCATTGTTATCTACGCGGTATCTGCACCAAATAATACTGTATATGTTGCACCATTAATCGCACATAATAGTTTTGTTCTATTCGGTATGAAACATACATTACCATTTAAATCTTGATTACCAGTATCATAATAAACAATTTTAACTGCACCGCGAGCAGCAATTGCTCTACCTGCATTATGTCCTGTTAATCTTGCTAAACCTCTGATTTGATCTGGTCTATATGCTGTTTTTATATTTAAACCTGTTATTGAATCTTCTATGTAATAGAAAATCATTCGTCCGAGATGTAAAATTACAGAAAGTAACTATGCAAAAGGTGAAGCCATTGTAAACTGTTGTTCAGATACATTGTATGTTTTTTTCACCCACGCAATAGCATCATTCCATAATTCCTCATATTTAAGACGGTTTAGCTTGAATATTTTTAAATCATAAATTGATGCCATTTTTACTTACTTTTTTCTAATTTTTCGAGTCTTTTTTCAAGTTTTTCTAATGTTTTCTTTAAATTCTTATTTTCTGATTCCAAATCTGAAATTCTCTGTTCATGATCTTTCTTTGATTTCTAAAGATCACCGACAACTAATGAAATTGCTGCAGAATAGTTAACACGCCAATGCTTAAGATCATCTTTATCCATTAAATAAGAAAGTCCGTGTTCTTCTAGATCCTGTGCAATAAATCCATAAGAAAGTTCAGAAGTATCAAGCCATCGGAATTGAATAACATCAGGAATATATGTAGATGCATCAATATGCTTAACGTCTGTTTTTAATTCAATATCAGATGATGCATAGAACGCATTTGCATATACATTCTTTCTTGATACATAAACATTTGTTTCAATATTACCATCATCTGCAATATATTTCGTTTCACCAATATCACGTCCATTATATGAATCTTCTGTAATACCAAGAATATAATATTTCTTATAATCTGCAGTTGTATATGAAAGTGAACCTGCATTATAAGTTTTCCACATTAACTGATTATTCGCATAATTAAATACAGGAACTTTACCATTTTCTGTAATAGTTGGTTTTAACCATGTAATACCTGGTGTATTTGCACCATATTCATTTGAAAGTGAACCCCAAAATGAAATATATCCAGAATCAGGACATGATAATACAAGATTCTAACCGTTATAACCTATACCTGGAAGTTCTTGAATCTTTTCTTCACCACCTTTCATTCCAAATACAATACCACCAGACATTCTTCCACCTGTTAAAGGAAGATATGTAGATGCATTATATTTTTGAAAACTGTCAATTTTTGCATTTACATTATTAATGGATGTATTAAGATTCGTTAAATTAGTATCTATTGACGTTTTAATTTCATCAATTACTTCTGTTGCACGAACTGCTGTATCTATTGCATAAAGAGAAACATCGAGTCTGTATAAACCTGATGCTGTATCTGATTCAATCTTAGTTATATAATAGAATGGTAATTGTGCTCTGTTTAATGATTCTGAAATATTTGATTTTGAAACTGAATTTAACTTATTTCCTACTACTAATAATCTGTTATTAAGAGATGTTCGATAAACCTGTCCATTATATGTCTATTCAAAATATAGAGTTTCTATACAAGTCGCCAATGAAACCGGTTTACCATCCCTTGTATATTGTTGTCTAACCTAAGCTGTCTACATTCAAATTATTTTCATTTAACTTATTTATTCATGAAAATATGATATTACATAAAATAATATAACGTATATTATTCAACTTTATATTTACTAGATTCTGAAAAATTTATTGCTTCTGTTGAACCATAAATATTTGTATCTACATTTCGCACAAAAATACTTATATACTATATTTGAGTTTTATAATTACTAAAATAACCCGTAGTAATTTTGCCTGTATTTCCATTATATATTCCTAAAAGTTGTGGAATTTGTTGATATTTATTATTTTGTGGATTTCCTAAAATATCACCTGCACCTGATATATAAGTAAACTTTCCATACTTATCAAAAGTTGATTGAGTAGTTAATGAGTAAAAAAAATATATAGTTTGTGTAAGTGTATAGTTCAATGCAGGCATTGAAGGCAGAGTGGAAATACTCTAAATAGGTGTATTTACATTTATATTTGCTATTAAATAAACAGATGTATTAATAAGTGATTCTTTTATTTCAACTTTATTGAAATAAAAATAGTTGTAACCAGGCTATATTATTTTAAATAATGGTATATTGTTATATTTATATGTAATTATTTTCTATTTTTCACTATCATTTTTAGTTATACTTGCTACTATTTGTAAAGCAGTTCCTGTAGTACTTTGGTTTATATTTTTTGTATATGCTGAACATCCTGATTGATCAGCACTTAAATTATATCTTGTTTGCGTTAAATTACCTTCATAATTTAAATCCTAATCTTCTAATCCAAAATAAAGAGGACTATTATTATAAAACAATGGGACCTCATTTAATGCCGAATTACTTTGCTTTATTGTTATAACATCATTTAACTTTTTATATGTTGCCATATTTTAATTTTTATTTTCTGTATCTATACGTCTCTATCGAATACTGTATATTAACATACATAACCATTTCATTTAAAACATAATTAACAATTTTTTGTATAATATATGGTATATTATATACAAATAATAAATAACAAAAATAGTATTTTTAATTTAAATGGATAAAG